ACCTTCTCCCGCGTTGACTTACGCCAAGAATGCTTTTATATGGTAGGGGCACAGAGAATCGAACTCTGATTTACTGGTTAAAAGCCAGCTACTTTAGCCGTTAAGTTATACCCCCATAGGCTTATCACTCTTGTCACTACTCATGACAGATCTCCTTTTAAAAATTGGTATCACCTGAGAGATTCGAACTCCCGACAGCTGGTTTCGAAGACCAGAACTCTTCCACTGAGCTAAGGTGATAGAAAAACCCCGAAGCAGTCCCAAAGGCAACTGAACAGGACCGTGTTGTATGGTGGAGGATAAGAGAATCGAACTCTTTTGACCTACGTGCAAGGCAGGCATAATACCCAGTATATGAATCCCCCAAATTTTTAAACACACTCTTGCGAATGTGTGTATCAAAGCACTCTTCATGTATGAACCCACTTGTCCCTTCATAGGTAGAGAGTGCTTTGATACGCTGGGTTTTTTCACACACCACAAAAGGTGCTTCTCATCCCCCAGGCCGCCCTCATTCTAGATTTTTATAGTGAATCTATGGCTCGCGTTGCCTGATCACTGCGGCTTATGCCAGGGCGCTAACCTTGGCATTGGCCTTGAACTGTGCGGTTGCACGTTTTAACTTCTGAATAATGAGCTGTTGTCGTTGCTCAGCAGTTAGAGTGTGCGTGTTAAGCCAGTCCTTTTTGTCATTGGGTGCTAATTTTACTGTATTTGTCATTTGTTGTCAATTCCTACTTTAGTTTTACAAAACAAAAAACCCTGGAGTTTTTATTTCCAGGGTTCTTAAGTTTGTAAGTTACTTTGCTTGTTAAGCGTAACCTGCTCCCTCTAAGAACCCTATCTGAATCTCTGGTGTGCGATCATTACTTGTCATCTCTACTGTAGACCAAGAGGTGGGTCTAAAGCCCAGGTCTTGTGCCTGTGATTTGAGTGATAAGCAATAATGTATGGAATGTTTCATAACAGTGTTTATTATATACATTTATTTATACCTTGTCAACCGAGATTACGTATGTTTCACAAGATATTTTGCCATTCCAACAATGAATCAGAATCATGGTGGCCTCATTGAACTTGTTCTGTGTTGACAAAAAAGATAATGAGAATGCCCGCCGAAGCGGGCATGATTGTTGTATAACTCTAAATTATTTTGATGCTGGTGCCACTGTTTTTTCGTCCTTGGCAGGAGTACTCTTTGCAGGCTTTGCTTCCTTCTTAACTTCTGCTTTGGCAGCAGGCGCACTTGCGGCAGGTGCAGGAGCAGCCACAGCAGGTTTGGCTTCTTCTTTCTTGGCAGCAGGTGCCTGAGCAAAAGCGGTAACTGCAAAAGCAGTAGTGGCGATGAGAGTTGCAATTAGTTTCATGATAAAGTTTCCTTTGTGTTAGTGTAGACAGGATTATTCCCCCTACATATATATAACGCTCTAGCCTCACAAAAAGTTTACATGTATTCAAAAGAAAAGCACCTTTAGGGTGCTTTCCTGTTATTTTTGGTTACAAGGTATAACTACCTCGGGTGTTTGGGTTATTAAGCCAATACAGCAGAACCAAGACCAGCGATTTTTACACCGCGACCATTGATAACTACTTCACCTTTTGTATTTGCGTTTGCATTTACGGATTTTGCTTCTACGACCGGGTTGCCCCTGTCCTACGGCTTTCACATTGCCGAGCTGTCCACTCTGTTACTCTTTGCCCTGTCGAAACTATGCAGGCCCATCAAAAAGATTCTTCCATCTGTCTAGTGCTTCAAAATAACTAATCCAGACACATCCTTCACATCCTCTACCGCAACAAGTTGTTGGCTCTTGCGGCCTAGGATAAAAATCCTTTTGGTGGACCTGGGGGGATTCGCACCCCCGTCCAGAACACTTTTCTCTCGGCTTCATACAGCAATAACTCTCATTATATATTTATAAAGAGATAGCCCACCGAAGTGGGCTAGTATGATTATCCTTCTGAAGGATTAGAAGCTGAAGCCTAGGCCAAGACCATAAGCATTTTCTCGGATGTCTTGATAGCTACGGCTGGCATTCAAGTTAAGAGCTACGCCTTTGGCAACTGGAATTGCGTATGTGGCAAAGGCCACTGTTTGTTTGGTTTCTGTTGCGGCAGTAGTGCCTGCGCGAGTCTTAACGCCCAATAATGCAAAACCGGGTCCAACTTTGGCACCAGTAGTTGCACCCACTAACCCGTAGTTGTAAGGTGTGCCGCCGTTGAAGCCGTTGTCATGTCCAACACCAACGAATGGAGTGATGCCTAGAACTTTGATACTGTTCTTTGCGGCAGTAACTTCCACAGAGCTCCACATGCCTGAGTTGTTTTTCATAGTGGCTGTACGACCTTGCAAACCAAATTGGATTCCACCAATTTCTTTGCCAGCACGAATGTATTGTGCTGTGCCATTGCCTGCGCTGGTATGACCCAAAACATTTTCAACATCTACAGAAACGTAGTCGGCTGCAAAAGCAGTACCAGAAATGGCCAAAGCCAAGATTGCGAAGATTTTCTTCATTTATTTTTCCTTTTAAAAGTAAGAATGACTTTCGTCACCCACAATTATATATGCTGGTTTACACTAATGTCAACAAAAACGGTGGTATTAGACATCATTTTCTGGTACATTGCCTACTGGAAGCCATCCCAGTTTAAAAAAGTCTTCGCGGATTTCATCTGTGACACAACCCTCGGGCACAAAATCCGCACCAGGATCGATCTGCTCTAGGACATCATCGTCGAGACTTGTGCCACTACGAATGCCCGAGCAGTACCAGTCTATGTAGTCACCTTGTTCTCGCATGTCAGCCACAATGCCGCCGGCATAACGCCATGAGCAACTGTAGGTCTCACCTTTTAACAACGGCCAAACATCATTCTGTTGCCAGGCCTGATTGCACAAGGCAGCATAGATATTTTGTGCATAGCTTTCTCGAGCCTTGGCTTTGCTACAGATCCATTCGGTACTGCGCAAATCGTATTCTAAATTGTTTTTGCGCCAGGCAGGATCGTGAATCTTGTTGGCATCGTCAATCTTGATCTGATCCCATATGTCGATGTATGCAGGATCAGGCTCGTTGCCTGCTTCTTCTGCTTGATTGATTGCATTCTCTTTTTGAAAAGTATGTCGTTTGGGACTTGAGTTCATATAGATATAAAAGAAAAATGGTGCGACCTACTGGATTCGAACCAGTCCCTTAAGAATTATGAGTTCTCGGCACTACCTCTATGCTAAAGTCGCGTATGTATATTATACAATTAAACAAGAAAAATGTCAATTGTAATTATTCAAAAACTTTTCAATGTCACCGTAGAGGTTAATCAAAACAGCTTCCTTGCTGCCAAAGAACACAATCTTGACAAATTTATTTTTGTCTCTAACTAGATAATATGGGGTTTGCAACCGCCTGTCCAGTGCTAAAATTGTGCTGTATGTAAATTTGGCAGTGGACGGAATAGAGAATTCGTAATACTCAATATCTAATTCGTTGACAAATGCATCATACCCTGATTTGGTCAAACGCATGCCACCGCCGTCTCTAAAATTATACCACCAAGTTATTCTAGCTTGGTCCACAGTCCAGGACCCTGGAGTTAATTTTTCTACCAGTTGTCGAGTGAGCTCAACTTTGTCACGCACTGGGGTAAATTTGTTGACCTTGTGTCAACAGCACTACAGTAAACTTGTCTGTTCGAAATTGTGTGTTCAACTTCTTGGCCAAGTTAATGGCATGTCCAGGATTAGAGAAACTGACTTTTTTATATTTGGGCCCAGGATACTGAACCAGTAAATTTGATGTTTTGAGGTTAATGGGTTTGTTTTCGTAGAACACTGCCCATACTCCTTCACTTCCAAGAACCTGTTCACTCTTGTAAGTTGTTTTATTAGTTAGCTCTATTAGAACTGTTGGTTTAGGTCTACTCATAACACTATTTATACCAGAAAACGGCGTAGTTTATCGAAAAGTTCCGCCGTTGATTGATACCTGTATTACTTCTTCTGCTGGCTTGTTGGCCATGGCTTCTCTAAATGTTTGCAGATCCAGTAGAAGCCTGGTTAGTTCGGCATGCATGGCCTTGGCATCACTCAAGGGAATTGAAAGATCCTTTAGTCCTCGAGCTTCTGTGCCTTGCACACGATCAATAAATTTTTGTAAATGTATCATTGTTTTTTAACCAGAAACGGTTCTAGTTCTGGCGGCGTCCAGCCCACAGGCTTTAGTACCTTGCCATCTTCACGCTTGCGCACCCGTCCAGTTTCATTGTCAATCTTGGCAAAGTTAGTTTTCATAACTTCTTTCCAGGCACCTTCGGCATCAGCACCCATGCTATGAATAGCACCAATAGTCACAACAAGAATATCAATCAAGGCATCTAAATCGTCCTTGCGTGTGGTGGAATCATCTAGTTCTTTGACTTCTTCTTTGATAAGATTGTAGTAGAGTTTGTATTGTTCAATGTTTTCGCCCAGGGTTGTTTGCCCGCAGGCCTGCATGAATTTTTCTTGATCACGAAATGGATTGGTCATTGGCTTCCTCTTTGGTATGAAATGGTCCGTGATATTTGTAACGCTGGAGAGTAATTAGTTTGGGGTCTTGAACTGTTTTCCAGTTGCGACCTCTTTGAACTTGATACCACCCGGCGGCAAACCATGATTTGGATTTTTTAGTTTTAGTAAACAACGGTAATCGATGTTTGATATCCCAGATGGGATTGTGTGCTCGGCCTGCGGCAACATAACCATGCACATCATTGGCTGTTGTTTTCTTTTGTGTTTTGAGTTGGTCTGCAAACACAATGTTAGTTCTTTGTGTAACCATCTTGATGGTTTTGTATTGCTGAACAGTGTCATTGATTTTGACCTGAAAGCCACCGTCTTGGCAAGCCTCGACATTGCCAATCTTTTGATTGTCTTGTTGTAAAATCCAAAATTGTTTATCAACAACGGGTTTCGCTATTATCATTTAATACTCCTATATTATGCATTTTTTCTACTAACCTATCGAACATAATTCGATAACCGCCATTTGCTGGATGACACCATCCAAAATTATCATTGGTTTGCCATAGATGATTTTTTACTAGTATTCTTTGTTCAATTGGTGCAAACTCGGCAAGCCCGCTGGGCCAATTATGTTTGCGTTGAAGATAATTAAATACTATCAGACTAGATTCAACCCAATACTCAAAGCAATCATGAAAATTTGTAGGTTCAATAATTTCGCTCCATGAATTTTCTATATAATGTAAATTTTGTGGTATTGCTTCATTATGTAATTTACTACACCCGCCTACAAGTAGAAATGGTATCTGTGTATTTGATTGTAATATTGATAATTCATTGTAAAATTCTGCGCACAACAGTTCTTGAAACTGATTAAAGTTTAATGCTTTTGGCATGTTGTTTTGATTTGTCAACTCTAAATTTTTATCTGAACTGGCAACATATTGACGAGTTACTTCTGTTTGGAAAACAACCACTAGATCGGCTTTCAATATAAAATCAATATTTTTTTGCATTTGATTTATTATATCTATATTTGACCCTCCGGGAATAGAAAAATTTTTACAGTCTATTCCTATGCTAGAAAATAAATTTTGAAAATTCAGACTATCATAAATTTCAGTCAGCCCGTCTTGTTTTTTATAACTATGATATGACCAACTATCACCAAATACTAAAATGTTCAATCTAAAATACCTTTAGTTTGTTTGTGGAATCTGTGCTAGTTGTTGAACAAAAAATTCATACATGTTCTTTCCAATGGTCCACCTGGCTTGTTCTAGTTTTGATTGCAATGACTGATAAATGTCTTTGCTATCTGTGATTAACTCTTTATTCTGAGCGATCATCGTGCGTATGCGAGTTTGTTGATGGTCATCAGTCCACCCGTGTATTTCATCAAATTCTAAATTTATGTATGATGAAAAATCCACATCATAAAATCGTTGGATATAATTCATTATTTTCCATCGTCCTGAAACCAAACACAATCTTCCCAACAGCAAAGGCCAGAGACTTTTTTCTGTTGTCATGAAGATTCCATAACTGGTTTCTGGATTAATAATCAACGGAATATTTCTATAATGTTTTTGTATCTGCAAAAAATTTTCAATGTTAGCAGATACATGTACACCGTTGATTTCAGAATTGGCTCTAGTTTTTCCAAGCGGATGATTAAGTTTTGGGTAAGGAGGAGGCACGTGAAACAGTTGACAAAAATTTTGTGTATCTGCATCAACTGTTGAATAATCGTTAAGAGTTATACACCCAAATTGATGTAACCCTGCATTTCCTAATTCCTTCACCAAATCAAGTTTGTGCTTTTCGTAACGATACACCATACACAAAAAATTGTAATCAGAATCAAATTCATTGATTGATAAATTTTGATTGCATACTCGATAATAACACAAACAATCATTGAGCAACCACCAAGGAATCTCAATTATATTTTGAATGCCTTGATCTCGGTATCTAAGCATACAAAAATCATCCAGTTGAGTAATTACATACACAGGGCTGGATTGATATTTTAACACACACTTGATAAAATTTGAATCAAATGAAATGTCCTCGTCCCAAATAAACAAACACACTGTTTTGTTGCGATCTAATGCGGATATAATCTTGTTATCTAGCCAGGTGTAATCAACAGTTGATTGCCACATCTCTCGATGAATTATTTCAATATCTGGGCGATGTTTATCTACTAGACCCAGCGTGTAAACTCCAGCAATCAATGAATATTTTGTAATATCTAATTCATGATAAGCAGGAAATTCACTGGTCATTTAATACTCCTTTGTATGTTTCGTTCATCCAGCGACTGACTGTATCGGCTTGCTCGCTAAGTTTGACTAAATCAAACTTGCCACAAAATTTAAGGAAATGCAAGCCAACTTGTCCAATGTCCTTGTGACTAATCTGTTCACGTATTGCAGAGTCGACCACAGACTTGATCTCATCGGGTTGTGCAGTAAGATCAATCAGTGTGCGATTGCGTTCGTAATCATCTAGTACCTTGTGTTCTTGATCGTTGTGGTCAGACCAGCGTTGCAACATGAGATTGTTCCAGGCATAGCCTTTTTTGTTACGATCTTCAAATGCTTCGGTTAGCCCCACGGCCTTTTTAGTACCTTTGACACGTACCCCTGGATAAGCCGAAAACACATTATCGCCTGGATCGCCTCGCATGCACTTCAGAAACAAACACCAGGTTTGATAGTCAATGGGAGTTTCAAAGTCTGGCATGGACTTGCCTACTTTGATCTTGCTACTGCTTTCAATAGTAAAACTCAATTTGCGGCCTTTGTCATCGGTAACACCTTCAGGAGTAAACAAGTGATCGTTGACGCCATTGTAGAGCTGAACATTTGGTGCAACCAACTGCACAAAATCAGAATCTGAGCTTACAATCGTGTGTTCATCTTGGGGGTGTAGTGCAATCCAACGTGCAATGATGTCATCTGATTCTGCTGTGGCACAACGGATAACGCTACAGTTGGTTTTTGTAGACAAGTATTTAGTCAGCTCGTCATACGTCTCCCAGAACATTTTGTCTTCTTCTGCCTCTGTTTCTGACAGTGCGGCACGGGCCACAGCACGGTTCTTCTTGTAAGGCTCATATGCATCTTTACGCCAGCTACGACCTTCTAGTGCGAACACAATGTGATCTGCGTTGAATTTGCGGGCAACTTTGTTTGCACTCATAATTGTGAGATGCAGGGCAAAGCCTAGTTTTGTCCAAGTGTCACTTTGACGATGTGCTTGATGCCGGGCACGAAAGAACATATTACTTGTGTCAATTAACACATAGCGCATAGAAAGCCTTACATTAGTTGATTGCGAACAATGTATTGTAACATATAATTTGCCCAAAAGCTATGGGCTTCTTGCCCAAAATGCCATGATTCGGGCGCAACAGTTTGATAACTATTTTGTTTTAAAATAGCATCATAGGTGCCATTTGGGTTGTATGGGTCAATGTAGTTTGTGCCCCAATCTTTTTGATCCTGAACGCACTCAAAGCTATTGTTACCGTTAAAGAACACATGCGGGATTCTTTGATCTTGTAACTCTTTGTGAAACTCCCAAATTTGATCGTGCCACTGTTGAGTGCAGGCTTGCCAATTTATATCGACCACAAAGTTTTTGTAGCGAAGTTTTAAGCTATCCGGGATATCGTCGATGCCACTTGCGTTGACTTGATAATATCTACCATCGTTGTCTTGCCACTCTTCTCGTTCCCAAGTACTCCATTGAATAGCTACAAATACGTCTTGGTTTCGAGGTTGGTTTAACCATTCTCTTGTGGTTCTGATAATTCGTTGATTAGAACTGGCACTTTCGGCACCGCAATGAAAGCTAGTTTTCAATGATTGACTCAAACATTTCCCCCAACTCACTGCTAGGTTAGCAGGATGTGGGACACGACCCATATAAAATAATGCACCGTCGTCCATGGCAAAAGCATGATTGTTTACTGCTTCTGCTGCCGCAGTGTGGCTATCGCCGTTGACATAAAGGATCATGATTTTTGAAATTTCCAAACGTTAAAATTTTCTTTAGTCGGAAGTTGTATGTCCGACATTGATCTATAGAATTTTTCTTCGTAGCCAAGATTAGTCATTGCTTTGGAAATTATGTCGCCGGGAAGTGCTAAACTTAGATTGGCAGTTTTTTTAGTATCAACAATATTTCTGCTACCGCCTATGTTTAGTTCTTCGTCGGATATATAAATATATTTGGCACCAACATTGTCAATGCAAAAATAAGTTGGATCTAGTAGATTAGAAACCTGTTCTAGAAACTCTAGAGGACTGTGCCAATGATACAACACTCCAAATGCAACAACAACGTCAAATGACTGAACAGAATAAGTTTTTATAATATCAAAAATATCTGCTCTGTTAACTGATACCGCTGTGTTATTTTTATATTTTTCTGTTAGTCTATCAAACGCATAAACATTTGGTTCTACTAGTTCAAGATAACTGGGGGATTTTTGTAAAATTAAATCACTAAACCAACCATCAAACGGTCCTACTTCTAATACACGACTATTAGGAGTTATACAATCAAACACATGGTTAACAATAATGTCGCTGTATGGGTTCCATTGAGGATTATATTCCACAAAAATTTTCCTTTTTTCCTCTAGCAAAAACTAATTGCATCAGCTGACTTCTTTGCGGCCGTTGCCCAGGTCAGTTGTTTTTACATAGACTCCAGAATTGCGCATGGCTTCTTCTTGTTCCCATGTTTCCATGACAACGTGTCTACACACATTTTGAAACCAACGATCAATGATATCCGAATCAGAATCATCGGGTTTCATTTGATATCCGGCTCGGACTAGATTGCTAACAAACTTGTCATTCCAGTCTAGTTCAAATGCACCTTGATGTAGGTTGGTAGGATCAATTTCCATACTAACAATGTTTACATAAGGTTCGCCACGCTCGTTGGCCAACTCTTTTTCTGTTTTCTTTTTGGGCCTTGGAAGATCTACTACTTTAGCAGGCTCCGGCTTCTTTTTAAATCGATCAAAAAATCCCATAATATATCCTTATCGTTTGAACACAGGAATAGGGTTCATCTTGTGCATGTTTCTAGCACGAATCTCACGATACTTCTTGAGTTGTGCTTTTTCTGTTTTGGTCAATGTAAGTGGATTATACACACAGTTGTCATCATTGTGTAGTGCCATGGCGTGCTCTAATTCTGGATAGGTCATGCCCAGTTGACTTTCGTCGGTGCGATCATCGTCCCACAAGCCGTCAGTTGGCGGAGCGTCAATGATCTCTTGCTCAATACCAAGTTCGCCGGCCATTGCCCAAACTTCAGTTTTCAAACAATCGCCAATGGGCGAAATATCCACACCACCGTCGCCGTATTTAGTAAAAAAGCCCACCCCAAAGTCTTCCACCTTGTTTCCGGTACCCACAACAATACCGCCATGGCACTGTGCAATTTGATACAGAGTCATCATGCGCAAGCGAGCACGTGAGTTGGCACTGGCCAGTTTGTATGTTTCCCGGGGTTCATCTTTGATTCCGCAGAAAGGTTCAACTTTCTTTTCGAATGCGTTGAATACTGGTGTTAGATCCATTGCCATGTGTGTGACATTGTCAAATCTTTCCAACAACCACCCAGCATGCAACGAGCTACGATTATCTAGCTTTTTGTCTTGACGAATGGGCATTTGAACCACAATGGTTGTCATTCCTGTTTTGGCGCACAATGCGCTAACAACTGAGCTGTCGATGCCTCCAGAGATACCAACTACCAAGGCATTGACTTTTGCTTTCTTGGCATAGTCCTTGATCCACTTGGTAATTTGTGCATGTAATTTCATTCTCTTCCCCACTTAATTTTCAACCAAATACGTTCGTGTATGTAATAGTCAACGCTCAATAACACATGTAATACTGTGGCAAATCCTGTTGCATTTGCAATGTCTCCTGTAAACATATAAGTCCACAAGATAGTAAACAACCATGCTGTAATACGATATGTGATCATTCGCACAACTGTGCGTTTTTTAGTTTCCATCATTTACCCCATCCATTTCCCCACAAGTCAACGTGTAGCCGTGGACTGTAGTAATAACCCTTGCTACATGCCCAGTCTACAACCCGAACACGGTTGGCAGCATACGGAACAACAACACCACCTTGTGGCATAACATACACAACACCAGTGAATCCGCCCGCTCTAAACTCTCGAACAGCCTTTTCAACTTCTGCAAAGTGTTCTGGTGTTTCCACAACAAACTTGAGATAGGTCTGACCAATGGCTTGATAACTAGCAACAATTTCAGGACAGATAGCTTCCGACCATTTTTCGCCGCTGGCACTTAACTTAGCACTAACACTAAATGTGAGATTATTGGGAGTACGGCGTTCGCCTTTGCTGTTTAGTTTACTATTTAATGTCCAGTTAAGAAGATACTGTCTAAACTTGGGTTGTAGTTCTTGTGTGCCATTTGTTTCAAACGTTATATTTTGTAAATCCTTCATGCTATCGTGTGACAGCAGTTCTTCATACCCACGTTGCCAACCCAGCAATGGCTCACCTCCTGTGATAACCAAATGCACGTCGTTGCCATTGTCCTGTATCCATTTGTGATTGGGAGTCAATGCAAGCATTTGATCCACTAAGTTTTTGGTTTCGACTGTGGGACTTAGGTGTTTGAATTCTGGGTGCCAACTAGCATAGCTGTCACATCCGGTGTTAACAAGCGGCAGGCTAACAAAGTCTTTGTACAAATGCACATTCTTTGCCACTTCGTCGGCTTCAGTCGATTTAACTCCCGGAGCACACCCAAACCCCGAGCATGTAAAATTGCATCCAAAGGTTCGGAGGAATACCGACGGAACGCCAACAAAACGTCCTTCGCCTTGTGCAGAATAAAATAGTTCACTGATTTTTAATTTCATAGTTTGCTAATGATTGTTCTAAACCCAATAGGTCGAGATGATATTTAGATAAAATATCACCATTGCCTGTATAATTTAAACCTTGACCTGTTACTTCTATTAGAGATTTATCGAGTCTGTGTTTATCACAGTATACACTTAATATCTCGCTAAGTCTATACTTTTTGGCATACACACAGTTGATATCAAACTCAGTTACAATGCCATCTAACACTGCATTGATAATGGTAACAAAGTCGCTGGCGCTGATCATATCAAATTCTCTGTCCAAAATACTAAATGTCTTGCCTTGCGACACAACCAAATGCATTTTTTTAAGTAATCTAGCACTATCTTCAGATGGATCAAAACATCCAAACAATCTTAAATTATAACTATCAGATTGTGTATGCAAGCACCGTGTGATAAGATTTTTGCTCTTTCCATAACTTTGAGTTGGCATGATATCAAATATCGAATTCTCTTTTGCTTGGTCAATTGATTTGCTGATGTCAAATTCCGCTCCAGAACCTAGATTAATCAACTTTCCAAATTTCTCGCGATTGATCACAAGATTCATAACCGACGAAAGATTGTTGTTAACAATGTTCCAATCTTCGATCATTGGAGTATTACGACCTGCGGCACCACAGTGGATTACAGCATCATATCTATTATTTTTAAAATGTTCTGTGGTAGCATCAATGTCAGATAAGTCAAGCTGTTGTCTTGTTAGTGCAGTGATGTTGTGATGTAGATGGCAAGCAAGATACGACCCGAGGAATCCCCCGGCTCCTGTGATCAAAATCTTCAACGAATTCTCTCGTATGTGTAATGTGGATTGCCGGCTGCAAACTCTTCGTCACTGACCAATGGTGATTGGTCATTGATTGGACGACCTTTTTCTAGCTTGGGCTCGATTTGTACACCTGGATGAATTTTGATTTCAATAATTCTACGACCTGGTCTCAACAAGTCTGCTGTGACTTGATCTAAGTTGTTTACAACTACATAATCAAAGTCAAATGCTTCGGCAATTTTCTTGAAGTTAGGACGGCCTGGGCCATTCTCTGTGGCAGCATGACGTCCATCCATGTAAGCATCTTGAAACTGGCAAATCATGCCTAGACGTTTGTTGTTAAACACCACGACTTTGATATCTAAGTCATACTCTTTGACAGTCTGCAATTCTTGTAAGTTCATTTGAATACCGCCATCACCATTGGAACAGATGTGTTGACGATCTGGTGCAACCAATGCCGCGCCAATTGACGCAGGCAGTGCATATCCCATGGCATAGTGTCCTGAACTGGTCATCAACAACTGATCTTGATCGCGATAGAATGTCTGATACACCCAGCAGTGATTAGCGCCTGCGTCTGTGGTAATTACAGCGTTGGGCTCTGCTATTTGTTGTAGTTTCTCCACCACAAGATATGGACTCATTACGTCATGTGTTTTGCTAAATCCACTGGTATCTTTGTTGAAATACTTGGCCTTAAGAGTTTGGCAATACTGACTCCATGAAAGATCAAACTTGGGCTTTTCTACACCACGCAACATCTTGGAAAGATTACGCAGGTCAAAATGCAAACCTGCGTAATTTGCAGGATCTAGTTTTTCGAGTTCTGCTGTGTCAATGTCCACACACAAAATTTTAGCATTGGGTGCAAAGTTTGCTGGATTGCCCGAACGCTGACGATTATCCAGTCTCGATCCTAACACAAGAATATGGTCTGCGTTTTGAATAGCATTGTTACCGCCACGGTTACCATATACACCAAAGTGTCCAATGTAGTTTGGTGCTTCGTGATTGAAATAATTAAGTGCCGCCCAGGTAGCAACAAACGGAATCTTGTTTGATTGTAACCAACGTTCAAGTTCTTGTTGTTGTCCTGCTAAGCCAACACCTGCACCAAAGATAATTAACGGACGTTGTGCTGATCCCAAGAATTTTTGAATTAATTTGCCTGCTTGTTCAGGAGACATACCTGTATCAACTGCTGACCACTTTGCAGAATCGGGTAATAGCATTTCATCATCGTCCATCTCTGCATTTTGCAAGTTCATCGGAATGTCAACTAATACAGGGCCCATACGTCCAGAGTATGCTTCTTCTACAGCACGTTTTAATTCATGACGCATATCGTCATGCGTGGTTACATTGACTGCGTATTTGCACACAGGCTTAACCATGCTAACAATATCCATTTGTTGAAAACCGGCTTGACGAACCGCTGCACCCCGATAGAGTTTTTGTTCGTCATAGTTAACTTGGCCTGTGATATGCAAACTAGGGATTGAATCGTAATAACCACAAGCAATACCTGTGATCAAGTTTGATGCACCTGGGCCCGATGTTGCCATCGAAACGCCTAACTGTCCGTTGGTACGCCATAATGCATCTGCTGCCATTGCAGCAGCTTGTTCATGCTGGAAGCAAACTACATCCATGCCTTCTTCTAATGCAATTTGATCAATCAT